TTTCTTAGACCTATGATGAAAGTGTCCTGACCATACACGATCAAATCTATGAAAGTCTTTGATAGCACGTCCACCTTGGAACTTCATACCAGGTGTTACTTCAAATCCATCCACCTCTAAATGACCACAACATATATCAGCATTGCTATTGTTTATGAACCACTCAGAGTTCTCTTGGTTAGCACCATTGATCCAAGGTAATAGTAAAAAGTTCTTACCACCAAACGAACACTCGTGTGGATCAGAGTACACTTTAATATTCTCGTACTGTTCCAACAACAACTCAGGGGAATTGATATGACTACTATTCTTATAGTATGTCGTATGATTCCCTAGAATCATGTGTACATCATACTTTCTAAGTCTGTCGAAATAGTCTGTCTTAATCCTTGCAAGAGTATTATAATCCAGAGACTTTCGATTATCAAATGTGTCGCCAAGATCAAAAACGGTAGTGATACCCTCTCTTTCAAGAGTAGGGAAAAAGATTTCATCATAAAATTTCTTAAAGAATGCCCAGAATGCAGCAGAACCTTTACGACCATCTAGATGTTGATCTGTAATGATAGCAAGTTTCATGACATAGGATGGAATAAAAGATCAGGGAAGAAGTAGTTAAACATAATAAGAATAACTGCCGTAACAGTCAACCATATAGTTGCTACAACTGGTGCAGATCTAAACCACTTTGTACTAAAAATTTTAAATAGTGATTTCATTTTGGATCTTATCTATAACGTTTTGTATTAATACGAAAGACTGCTGTATGGGCATCAGGATATAACTCCTGTATTTTTCTTACCACTGCTAGTTGTATTTCTAGTATCATCTGCCCTCTCGTGATTTGTTTCTGATTGTTATATGTCTTCCTTCAATTTTAAACTCTAGATAATCAGTATGATCCCACTCAAGTTCTTCATAGAGTTGGTTGAGTTTATCCATATCATCCCACAGATCTGTAGGAGTAGGTTCTCCCCAAAAGGGATTATCATCAGGATTCATTTCTTTATTCTACGAGGTACTTGTATTGTCCATGCTGATGATGCTAGATCGACCATCTCAAATTCTTTCTTTGCTTTCTCACGTTTCTTTGCTTCCTTCTCATAGGTAGCAGCAGGTTCATCACCTGCAGTTGCCCCATAATGAGGATCCCATATCTCAGGGTGCTCGTGATTCTCAAAGAATTCTAGTATGACTTGATCGATCATACCATACATTGTGTCCCACGTCAATGTCCTTCTCAAAGTCTCTGCTAAGAACTCTGCTTGGTTAACAGACATCTCTTGCTTGAGATGCTCTCCTCTTGCCCATACCAATTCGTTGAGGTCAATTGTGATCTGCACACGATTGTGTACACCTGTGTTAGTATCGTAAGGTTCCATCAGTCATTAAGGTCAGGTAGTTTCTTTTCAACCCAGTGTTCTGAGTTGTCTATACCTGCTGCCTTTACATACCTCATGATATGCTCATCAATCTGATGGTAGATTGGATGGAGATCCAAGTCCATATTAATGTCGTGTGCTATCTGTGTGATCTGTGACTCTGTAAAGCAGTGATCAGGGTGTAGAAGATCACAGCATGGTACACGCTTCTCTATTAGTTCGTTGAGATTAATACGAATCTCATAGTCTCTGTATACAGGCATTAGCGGTTCATCTTAATTTCTATGTTTTCTTTAATGCTATTCATGTCTGACTTAGATTTGTTTAAACCAAGTGTACCAGTATCATCTACATGCATTACTGTAGCAGAGTCAGAATGGTCTAGGATCTTTTGCTTGATCTCTAGTTGTTTCTTTTCCTTTTGTATACGTCTCAAGAATGCATAGTATATGATCTGAGTAAAGTAGGCAAATGGATTAGAAGACTTTTCTGGATCAAAGTTATCTATGTACTGTAGACAGTTCTCTATACCATCACATATCATGTCTTCCCTGAATGGGTAGTTCACGAAGTTTGGTTTGTATGAGAGATGGGTAGCAATCTTAAGGAAGCATTCACCTACGTAGTTAGGTACTCGTGGTTTGTCCTTATCATGCTCACGTGAATAGATGACTCTCTCACGATAGACAGTCATTGCTTCTAGGAGTTCTTTGTTATTTACATAGTACTCGGTCTTTGCTCTTTTGGCCATATTATTCCTTTGCCTATAAGAAGTATATCACAAAGAGGGGGTTACGTCAATGTTTAAGTTTCGTAACAAAATGATCAAAGGACTTGACGTGACCCCACCTACACCTGTACACTTAACAGTGTAGCGGTTGAAAACAATCTTCTAGCTTATTTTAAATATCTTTTCTAGAGACTCTCTAGTTTGTTTCACTGAACCTAGATATCCAGGTATTAATTTTTCTGGATTACCTTCTTTATTTTTATTTTGGAACTTAGCTAGTTGTTCTGCTTTCTTACTTGCTGACACACACTTTAAATAAAATTGTTTTATCTTCTCTTCACACTCACTCATAGTTACAATATTTGATTTAGGAATAAAAAATACATCATCAAAAGTAGAATGGATCCATTCAGTAAGATGGAACCCTTCTACTTTTCTTTTTTGTTTACTTGCTTTTACATGTTCAACTAACATAGGATCATGGAAGATAACTATATCATCATCAGGTACATAACATACCTTAGTTAATAGTTCTTCTCCAGATATTAATTTAACTGTAGCAAAGAATTCTTCTTCCATCATCGTAGGTTTACTTTTATTGTTTCATGTTTAAAGTTTTCTTCTTGATATATGTTTACTCTTTCGTTTAGATGTTTGAGGGTATAGTTCTTTCCATTAATATCATCACCAATATCATACAGTGTTGCTATTGTTTTACCTTCTCCTTTCCTAAGTACTCTACCAATGGATTGTAGATTTCTAATACGTGACTTACTGGGAGAAGCGAAGATGATATTATGAAGCCGCTTAATATTAATCCCAGTACTGAAAGTACCATATGACGCAATGATAACCGCATTGTCTTCTCCCTCCGTCAGTTGTCTAACCTCCTCTCTATCCTGAACATCAGTACCACCGTGAACGAAGAATACCTTACGTTCAGAATCTATAGAATTATTTATTAATTCGTACAACGGTTCGCCATGTTTTTCGATATAATTAAAGAGGACTAGGGTATTTCCCTCTATGTCTTTGACTAAATTCTTGATGAGATTGTTTCGCACCTTATGACTGACCAAGTAATCTATTTCTTCTTGGTACGTATCAAAATACACAGGGTCGTGTTTACAAAGCAGTACTTTTATCCTAAAATTGGATAAGTAACCTGACTTAATCAGTTCATCTGTCTTAGTCACCTGCTCACATGAACCAAAGAGACCTTCTAAGACCCACTTATGGGTCTGTGTGCCGTTTAAAGTACCAGTAAACCCAAATCTATACTTAGCGTTGTGTAACTTGGTCATGATCCCTGTAAGGGATTTACTTTTAAACAAGTGTGCTTCATCACCTATCACACAATCAAAGTCATCAAAGTACCTCTTAGGAAACTTATAGATTGACTGCCATGTAGATATGATGATGTTTTTATTAGTATTTTTATCTTTCCCACTATAAATTTTATGAATATGTTCTTCAGCATCCCAACCGTACTCAACAAAGTCGTTGACCATCTGTTCAACAAGACTGGTAGTAGGGACAATGATCAACGTTTTCTTGCTGGTAGCAGCATAGTATCTGACGAGGGCGTAGATCATAAGAGACTTTCCAGATCCAGTTGGAGAAAGAAAAAGTTTCCTATTACATTTTAATGCATCGTATACTGCCTTGTATTGGTATGGTCTAGGTTTGATCATGGATATCTTGTCCATGAATACTTTAACACCAGCAGGTGATACAAACCCATTGATGTCTTTTACAGATCCATACCTATCATTAATTTCTTGTGTTAGATTATAGTTGTGCTCGTGTGCCCATTCATCTAGATGATCTAACAACCCACAGTATAACTCTCCTGTTGCTGGAGAATATAATCTTATCATCCCATCCCAGTACTTGAGTTTGGGATTTTTTCTTTTTATAAACTTTGCGTCTGGTACTTCAAATGAGAAGTAATCTGATAATTCGTGATGCACATGTGGTTCTCCTTGAACCTTCATGTACACTTCATTTTTTTTCTTAACAACTATATCTGTCATCAGTCAGTACCATTGATAAATTTTTCCCATTCAATTGCTGACTTGATCTGGAAACCTCTGTTAGATACTTGTTTCATCACTGAGTCAAGAAAATATAACATCTGATCAATGTACTTTACTTTCGCTTCTACATTGATAATATCATTGTCTGCCTCAAGATAAGTTTTCATTTTATCTTGAGTTTTTATATGAGTACCAAAAGGTTTCTCGGCATATGTTTTAGCATCTGCTTCCCCACCGTAGTATTCTTTTTTCTCTTTGACTAATTTACGAACCTCAAATTCTAAAGATGTTTTGATCTGTTGTAAGTCAATGTAATGGTTTAAGTATTTATTGTGTTGGAAAGGAATCTCTAACGCTAACTTACCTAAGTCAGTGCTGTATGCCTTATCTCTAAACTGGAAGTCTACTTCACTATCTACTGCCCAGTCAGTTCTAATTGTATCAAATCTATTACGAAGAGTTTCAAAGTTCATTTAATGATGAGTCAGTTATACTATAGGAATGATACTTAAAGACTGCAGTAGCAGTTAAGTATTGTTGATCACTTAATGTAGCATCGAAGTTAAGACCAGTTACACTGATAGGAAATAGTCCTGTAAAATTAACAACGAAGTTTGTAGCAAAGTTTGATGTGGTAACTATCAGTTGCCCTCTGCTGTACTGTGGTTCTGCTGGTACATTTTCTGGTTTAGAACCATCATTACCATTTGCTCGAATCCATTTCTGCACCGAAAGGAGGTTAGTAAGTCCTTCATCAACAATAAAGGATACTTGGAAATCACCAAAGGTAACTCCACCGCCAGGTACTATGGGCACATTACGAAATCTAGATGGGACTTCAGTTACAGGCATCGCCATGTCTGGTATATTTGCAGACTGACAAAAGAAATCCACCCCTTTAAAGTTTTCAAGTTCTAATTGAAAACCAAGAGGTGAAAGATAATTTCTATTTGATAACTGCTCGTTATACCATTCAGAGGCCACGACAACTTCCCAAGCTATACTTTATTTAGTATACCACCAATATGGTCCTTCGCCTGGACCTCCTCCATAATCATCATCGTCATCATCATCCCATGTGATGTTTATTTTTGGTGCTTTCTTTTTCTTCCAACTCTTAACCGCAATAACTGAGGCAATGGTAGCAGCAGATAATATAGGTGAAGCGAAGAGTATTATCTTCTCTAACATTAGTAGTGATATTCGTCAAGTAAATCCAAAGCACTATTCAGTGCTTGCTGTGCAGACCATCTTTCTTTAGATGACCATTCAGGTTGATACATTGAAGTATCTATGTCTGATTTAAGTTTCAACAGTTTTGCTGTCATATCAACTTTAGATAGTCTGCCGTTCATCAGGTCGAAGCTGCTGGTTCGTGTGCTTTCATAGTTGCATATGCATTGTTGTAGTATGGTGTATGTGTATCACCAGCCTTCTCAAGTTGGTAGACAATAGACGACCAAATGAGATATTGCATAAAACTTTTCTGCATAATATAATTATAACATGTATTCATGTATATAGGCAATAAAAAAGCACCCCGAAGGATGCTTTGTTTGAGTATCGTAACCTCGATTTACATGAGGTTAGTAACTTGTACACGTCTGTAGTACATGTTGGCGTTAGCAGATAGAGTCTCTCCATCTGGTGTACCATTGTATGCACCGTTAGTAGTAACGAATGGGTTAGAAACCATACCGTAACGTGTCTTGAATCCAATCTTAGGTTGGAATGTCTCTGGGTCAATACTACGAACCATTTGTAGAGGTACATATGGGCAGTAGAATAATCCAGCATCATAAGGAGAAGTACCCTTATAACCGATTACATAGTAGTGCTTATCAGATAGATTAGCAGCATATGGGTCAACGTAAACCTTAATACGTCCGTTGATTGTACCAACTAGTAAGTTACCAGTATCATCAACATCACCGATGGAAGGACCACCAGCACCTGTTAGACCTGAACTATAGTCAAGTACACCAGCCATTGCTAGAGCACTAGCAACGTCAGCAGAACACATTAAGAAGTTACCCTTTCCTCTACGAGTCTCTTGAGCGATTGCGTTAGCATCTCTCTCAACTTGGAATAGAAGTCCTTTGAATTTCTCAACTGACCATCTACCATTGGAGTCAACGTCTAGGTCGAATATACCAGCGTTAGCTACGTTATTCTGAGCACCTTTCTTAGCAACTGTATAGACTCTACGAACAACTTCTCTGTTGATCTCAGCGAGAACTTCAGAAGATAGGATGTTAGCAAGTTCTTGCTCTGCATCCAATCCATGAATCGCCTTGAGGTCTTGTGCTAGTTCTAAGGTGTACTCTGCCTTGAGGGCTCTGGACTTAGCAGTCACAGAAGTCTTCTCAATGCTGAATGACATCTCACGGAACAGATTTCCAGACTCACCCATTGTTTCGAGTGATTCTCTGCTCATTCCTGAAGCAACCTCGTAGGTTCCAGCAGAAGCATCGTTGAGAAGTGATGGGTTGTTACCATCTGAAGTAGATCCACCACCAGCAGATGTTCCATCACCAGCACGAACAGCATAGTCTCCCTTAGTGGAGTCTCCTCCAGTAGAGAAGCCTGTGTCTGCTTCGTTGAATAGTGCTTCCTCTCCAGCTTGATTCTCGTAACGAGATCTCATTGCAAAGATCAATCCAGTAGGACCAGACATAGGCTGGACACCACAGATATCATAAGCAACTAGGTTAGGCATTGAACGTCTAATTAGACTGATCAATACTGGGTCGAAACCAGCAAGTCCAGCTGTATTGGCGTTACCTAATGCACTGTTAGCAGGTGATACAGTACTTGCACCGAGAGCGTTCACGGCGACTTCGTTTAGCATTCCACGTTCTTCACGTAGGAAGCGTTCTTGGTTTTCTAACAGAACGGCGGTAACTGCCTTCTTATAATTGTCTTTGATTCCTGGTGAGGATTCGTGACTAAGAACAGGAGCCCACTTCTCAGTTAGTTGTTTAGCATTAAACATTTCTAATAGAAAATTAATTTACTTTATTGTGATGATTCAGACCATCTGCTGAGTGCGTCTACATATGCTCCCATTGCTGGTGCAATTGCTTCAGACTCAACTGGTGCTTCTTCCTCTGTGCTCGCTACTTTAGGAGCGTTGGAGAAATAACTCTCCTTAAGTGTACTAATCTTTTTGGAATATTCTTCCTCATTAGTAAACTCAATTCCCTCTGCAAGTGCAGCGAGTTTGTCTTTCTGAGTATCCACCAATCCTTCTGAAATAGTATTCAGAACTACTTTTTGTGTATTTTCATCGAGACGTTTTTGAAGTTTCACGTTAGACTTGACCTGTTCGTCTAGTCTTTCTTCCATTTCACGAACTGAGTTAGCCATACTTTCTACCGCATCGACTTTATCATCGGGGATAGAAATGTAGTGCTCTTCAAAGAGATTCTTCAGACCTGCTATGAAGTCTTCTGTAATCTCATTTCTTATTCCACGGTCAACAGCGACTTGGTTGTCTTCAACCCACTGACCAATGGCGTAGTTTACAGTTCCGTTAACTTCCTCTGCAAGTTCTGCCTTAGCAGACTCAAGTTTCTCAGCAGATTCCTTAGCGAAATGCTCTACAATCTTTGTATGCTCTTCTTTGAGCTTTGACTTAACCGCAGACTCAAAGATAGTTTTTGCTTTTTCAGCAAACTCTTCAGAGAGTTCTGTGCCTTCGAGAAGTGCCTTAACATCGTTAGACATATCAACTTCTTCGTAAGAAGGACTTATAGGGTACTTAACATCGGGGCCAGTAGAAGTACCATAAGCAACATTAGCACCTACAGTAGGTGTTGTTCCTTGATCACCAGCGTCATTTATGTTAGCGGTTTGTGCGGTTCCATCAGACTTAGCAGCAGAGGCTCCAACGGGGGCAGCAGCCTTTGCACCTGGATTATCTTCACCTTCATCGTTGCCAGTAGGTACTGGACCACCGTTGTCGGTTATGGATTGACCTGCTGTAGCAGCATCTGTTCCAACACTAGGTTGAGGATCCTGATGTGAATCCCTCTTAGGTTCACCACTTACTGCACCAGGTGCAGGTGGGTTAGATGGTAGAACAGTTGCGTTTACTTTAGGCATAGGATCTTGATACTCAGAAAGTATTTTCTTCGTAGATTCTTCACTAACGAATTCCGCAAACTTTTCGTTTAACATATCTGACATTTGAGTTTCCCCGATAATTAGCTGATTAAGTCTAAGTTTATTTATTAAATTACAATCCTGAAAGGAAATCACCAAAGACTTTTAGTGTTTTCTCTTCCATGTTTTGACGAGTTGCCTCGCTCATATATCTCTGGTATTTAGCTACTTTAGTTTCCTTTAGGATTCCGTTGTTCCAAACCCATTCTTTTCCTTCCATAATACCATTAACAAATGCATCTGGTGCTGAAGGATCTGCTACGATATCAGCAGCAGTTGCAAGCATGAAGTCATCCATAACATAGTTAGTTGACTCACGTTGCTCGATTGAACCCATACCCCTAGATGATACACCTAGTTGTACACCCTCTCCAAGAAGAGACTTAGCGATCTTACCCATAGGAGTGTCTAAGATCTGTGCTTTTCCGATGAAGTTATTATCTTCAGCTCTAAGCGATGTAATTCTGTGTGAAACACGGTCAAGGTTAACAGTAGGACCGTCAGGATGACCCAACTCACCAAGAGCACGTTTTGTTTTAACGTATTCTTCATTGTATCTACCTACTTCATTTTCAAGAACTTTAAATGGATAGACTCGACCATTTCTGTTCTTTAATTCTGCTTGTAGAAAGACTCCTTCAATGTAGAGTTTTTTATCATCACCTTTACCTTCAGTGATAACCTTTACATTTTCAATCTGTTCCGTTATCAGTTTCATTGGGTTGTTCCTCTCCTACAGGTTCATCGAAATATGTATTAGCAACAGTTTGTTTATAACTGCCCATTGCATCAGCAGCACGTGCGAATAATATATCATTAACAGCATCAATAGCGTCTGCTCTTTTGCCGTCTTTAATAAAATCAACTACGTTAAGCACTTCTGCTTGTGGATTCGTTTCTTCCATAATATCTATTTAGTATTACTAGGTGTTTTGGTAGGAGCAGGTTTCAATTTAGCTTGTTGCTTCGCTTTCTCCATCTCCCTTTCTGCATCATCCTCGGCGTTTTGTGCATCGATTTCTGGTGCAAAGGCATCGTTCTGACGATCCATCACATCGAATGAGTTAACATCAATCGGATCCATGACGAGACCTGAGTTAATCTCCTTCTTCATTAACTTATCCTGTTCCTTAATCTCAGTATCAGTGTGATTAAGAATGTGTCTACGAACGTAGTCAACAGAATAATACTTACCTACAAAAGGATCCATCTGAGTTAGTAGTGCAACTCTAGATGTTTCCATCTCTAGTTCTTTTAACTCATTGAAATGATTGTCGTGGATGTAGTCATACTGGATATGCTCTTTCATCTCCTCCCAATCTTCAGGAGCAATAACTCCTTTAAGAATCAGTTGAGTCTTAAGAATGTCTTGGAAAAGATAACTAAATCTCTTACGTAACCTTCCGATGAACTTCGCAAACTTGAGTTCGTCTCTAAGGACTTCAGTGGTTTTACCAAGGTTGAATCCTTTGTTATCGTCTGTGAGACGGGAAGGAGGAAGGTTGAGAGAATTATAAAGTTTCTTTTTAAAATACTCAACATCCTTGAGTTCCCCTAGGTTCTGTCCACCAGGTAAGGTGGTGATCTCAGTTCCACGACCACCCTCTCTACGAGGTAACCAAAAATCCTCAAGCATACTCATGTGCTTTTTGTCGTCTCTAATCTCACCTGTTTGTGAGTCATAGACAAGCTTGTTTCTATAACGAGACATTACATCACGTAGGTATTGCTCTGCTTTAACCTTTGGAAGGTTACCTACATCAATGTAAAATATTCTACGTTCTGGTGCTCTTGATAATCTATAGATGACCAATGCATCTTCAATCATTCTTAATTGATTAAGACCTTTAATTCCTTTATGAAGGAAACTCAAAGTCATACGCTTGTTCATGTCCATAAGACCTGAATGAGCATATGTTATTGAGTCGAAAGCCATCCTGATACCTTGGTTACCAGTGAAGTCACCAGGTCCAGTTAATGAAGACTGTCTACCAAAACCTTTTGGATTGAAAACATAGTAGTCAATGTAGTTACCCCACTCATGTTCCAATGCAGTTCCTCTGACTGTTGTTGGATCTTCATTAGGGTTTTTAATCTTTTGTCTGACCTTACGAATCTTCATAGGGTCGATGTACCGAAGTTCTGTTATACCTTTCTTCGGTTCTGCTAAGTCGATTACCTTGTGGTAATACATCCTACCATCAATATACCAATTACGAATTAACTCATGTGCCTTAACATCAAAATTCAGGAGACGTTTGATATAACCAAACTCCTCCCGAATTCTTTTCTTTACTGAAGCACCTACTTCTAGGTTATCCAGATTGATATCTACACAACTATCATTCGAGTCATTAACCACGAACTCGTTAATAATATCATCAACAGCAGCGTCACACTCTGGGTGTAGAGACATGTCCCTATACCTTTTGATGAGATCATATTCATTTCTCGCTTGTGCATCAGTTTCGACATACGTGCCAAAATAACCACCTGCTGCTACGGCTGTGCCGTCATCAGCATTTGGAGGAACTGGAGATTGACCTCTACGTTCCTCCTTTCTGTTTATTTGAAAGCCAAATAACTGACTCATAATAAATTCTTACGCTAGATCTATATCTATTTATACAGTGGCAAGAACTGGTGTTGTGTCAGGTGGATTTGATCCAGCTGCTGCTCCAGATTCTGCAGTCCAATAAGATAGTTGGAATTCAACTGTGAACTCAGAAACCTGATCGTTACTATCATAAGCAAGATCGATTTGAGAGATTGAACTTGGGAATGCGTGGAAGAGTTTGTACTTTCTAATTACATTACCTTGTGTGGTTGCATCTTTCTCTAACTGGTTTACTTCTAAAGTAGCCATGTATCCAGAACCAGATGTTTCTGGTTTGAACAGAGTAGATGTGTTACCATCATGTGAATTGATGTATGCAGACCATTGCTCGAAGAATGCACGAATTCTCATGTCTTCATCGTTAACAAAAGTTGCAGTCCATGTATCAAAGGTGCGATCACCTGAGATCTTTACTGAGCGTCCTCTGAATGGGACTTCTATTACACCTAAGTTAGATGCAGGGAGTGCTGCAGATTTACAAAGTATATTTGTAAGGTCTGTATCGCTGTTTCCCTTAGCAAGAGTGCCAGGGAAAGCGATGTTGACCAAGAACATATTGGGTTTAACACCCTGTTTGATCTTCTGCAGAAACTCAGATACGTTTGAGTTAATAGCCATTTTCTTTTACCTTCCTACGGTTTGTGGTTAATTTACGAGCGTCCTACAACTTCACTGAAGGAAACTCCAGTTCTTGTAGCAACGAATGATAATGTAATGTAGTTAATAGAACGTGTTGGTTTAACATAAACTTCAGCAACAAATTCATTACGATCAATAACACTAGGTGTGTTGTTTGTTGTATCACATACAACTTGGAAGTCAGTGATACCCCTTCTTGACTGTACCTCTGCGAGGTAAGAAGATAGAGCATTACTAAACCCAAGTCTTGTGGTATCATCGTTTTGCTCAAAGATAACTGCCTTAGCAAGTGCCTCTGCTCTGTCTTCAATATTGATGAAGAGTCTTCTAACATTGATTCTATCAAATGCAGAAGGTGAGGATAATGCAGTCTTATCACCAAATAGTGTGATACCTTGACCAGGGAAGGAAACAACTGGGTTGATTCTGTTCTGATATAGTTCGTCTCTATCTGATTGAGTTGGGTTGTATGCTAACTTAATAGCGTTACGAACTCCACCACGTGATAGTCCAGCAGGTGAGAACCAGTCGTCAAGTGTAGTAGATGTTGCTACACATAGACCAGCGATGTCTCCGTTGCAAGGAACGTAACGATATGAATCGTTAAAGCGATCATAGAAGTACTTATAACCACTATCAAAGACTGCGTATGAAGAAGAACTCAATGAACTAAAGAAGTTGATTGTGTTATCTTTTTGTGCAGCTCTTGTAAGTGCTACTGTACCAGACACTTGGTTACCCTTGTGTGCAGAAACGAATGCAACAGCATCTTTTCTGAGGTTAGCAGTAGTAATACATGCAGCAGCCTTTAACTTAGTATCTGACTCAGTAGACATTGAACCACCCATAAGGATGTAGTCTACATCAACAGTTTCTTTATCGTTGAATAGTTCTAGACCTTCAGAAAACTCAGCAACTGTATATGCATAGTCATCTGTACCACCAGTCAATGAAACTTGGTAAACACCGATAACCGCCATCTTCTGTCCAGATGTACCAGCAGTAGCAGCAGTACCGATACCAAGTCCAGCACCAGCAGTTGTAGGATAGTGAGTAGATCCACTAGCGATGTGTGAACCAAAGTAAACAAAGTTTGAAGCTTCTTTTACAATCGTTGGATAGTAAGCAGAAGCACCTTCAGCAGATACACCATCAGTAAACTTAGAAAGATACTGTATTCTTTCTACCACAGTCTTTGTTGATCTTTCAATAACACCAACGTGAACTTCGTCATAACCTAATCCTAGGTTAGCAGCAAATTGTGAAGTACCAGGACGAGGACCAATAGCAGATAGTGTAATCTTACCATCGTCAGTCGCTGTCTTAGTACCGTCTGTGTTTGTGTTTGTCCACCAGTCTGCAACTGTTAATGAGATTGTTGAGTCTGCAACAGTGTTAACTGTGAATGTACCACCTGATCCACCAGACTGTACAATACCAACTGTATCAGAAGTGCTGTAACCAGTACCTGCAGATGCTATAGAAACCGCAGTGATTACACCGTTAACAGAAGCGATTGAGAAAGTTGCGTTGTTACCACCACCTGTAATGGTGATTGTGTTACCAACTGTATAACCAGTACCAGCAGTATTGATTACTACACCGTCAACAACACCACCTGTAGAAGTAAAGTCAACAGTTAATCCAGTACCAGTACCACCTGTAGTAGCGACATTAGTACCAGTAGCACCGTATGTTGAACCACCAGATGTGATAGTAACTGTAGCAGGTACACCAACTGCAACTGTAATATCTACAGTAGCACCAGTTCCTGTACCACCTGTAACTGCAAGTCCTGTTCCTGATGTATATCCAGAACCAGCGTTAGCAACGGCAGTACCAGTTATTTGACCCTCATCGGGAGTATCAAGGGTATCAGTAGCAGTCAGACGAGATGTAGGTGTATCTAAGATAACAGCTGCAGTAAGTGTTGCAGCATCATAAGAAAGAACTTCTGCTTTAGCACCAGAAGAGAAGGTTAGATCTGTTCCAGCAACAACGTTAGCTGGTGCAGAACCGAATATAACATATTGGTCAGCACCTCGGTCAGCGATAACAACGTCAAAGTCATTACCCCAGATACCTGGTGTTCTAGCAGCCCACTTCCATGCAGGTGTGGTTTGCTCAATTCTTGATTCGTAGTCTGTCTTATTTCTGATGATCGCTGCAGCACCAGCATTAACTGCTCCTGTGTCTGCACGAACAACACCAAGACGACCACCATAGTTTAGAAACTCAGATGCGACAAAAAAGTCGTCTGCGTTTGAGTCTCCTGGACTACCAAATGTATCTACTAATTCTCTTTGTGAAGAGATCGTGGTGATTTCGCCAACTGGACCTTTCTGAAATGTAGAAACTACAGAAGCAGTAGTTGCTGCTGAGTTTACAACTGTTCCAGTTGTCAGGTCTCTTTCCTTGACGATAACACCAGGCGAGATTTGACTTGCCATTATGCTTTACTCCCGATAAATGATCGCTAAAATTGTCTATAGTTATTTAGAAAATAGCAACTCTTGAATGGGGAAACAATGCATGAACTACCAGTCTGGATACATCCATTCTTTATTAGATCTCTTATTTTTTCTAGTCTTTACAACCCTTTCTATCGTACACAGTTTACATTCATACGAATATGATGAGGCAAGTCTGCTTCTATTCTTACGAATTAAGTAGTAATCATTAAGTAAGTCTTTAGTTCTTCCACAACATCTACATGTTCTTTGTTTGAACAGCAAGTGTTCTAGGTCAAACTGCTGTTCGAGATCCATCATAAGTCGGGCATCATGTATGTAACAGAGTCTTGTGTATCTCCATACCAGAAGTTACCTTCAGCATCAACAAAGGTATCATCACCTAATCCATCATCTACAAATCCAAATGGAGCCATGTCCTGTTCTATTTGGTTTCTCTGTTCTTCGTATATTCTTCTTCTTACATCATGGTCAGTAAGTTCCTTAAAGAAGTCTTGCATACACAACCAAGCAAATATAACCATACACATTACTAGGTCATCATGATACCCTTCATCTGCTTCCCATGCTTGTTTCTTTTGTACAAACGTAGTTAACTCTTGGAATATCTCAAAGTCCTTGAACGTGAGTTTATCATCTTCTATAATTGCCTTAAGATTAGCACACCCTTGTTTCTTCACAGTGATGCTCATCTTGACTCCTAGTTGAGTCTTAGTTCCTGAGAACCCTTGACCTACTATCTGACCAGCTCTACCTCTCATAGCACACATGAGTACGTTAGGATACTCAAGATCATAGTTTAATGTTGCTGCTATGCTATCACCAATATCATTTACCTCTACTAAGATGTATGGATAGTTGTATTGTTTTGCTACTTGGAAGATGACAGAGGGAAACAGTACAGGTTTAATCTCGTTATTACGGTACTTGGCAACAATTTGATACGGCATAGTGGTGATATCATATACGATGAAAGCCGAATAATCGCCACCGATTCCTCTGGCAACATCCACAGTAATAACATATTCGTGATCTTCTTGTACTCTCTCGTGTATATCAAGTCCTGCATTGCTTATAAGTGGGTCAGTGAACGGTATTGATTGTAGTTTAGATGGTGATATTAATGTATCAGCAGATCCTAAGAAGTCACATTCAAACTCCTGTGCAAATTGTCTCTTAGATGTGTTTCGTAATGTCTCTTCTTTCCATTTAGCATCTCTGCCTGGTACTTGAGACCAATGTACTTCATTGGTAACATATCCATTCTTACCTCTCCTAGCATCCTCCCACGTCTTATAGAAGTGGTTCATACCATTAGGTGTAGATATGATTATGACTTTTGTTGACTTACCAGAAGTAATAGTAGGATAAACAGATGCAAAGAACTGTTCTGCTACGTGATTTGGAACGAATGCAAACTCATCAAGGAATAGTATGTTAAATGACATACCACGAACAGCACTAGCAGACGTAGAAGCAGCAAGGATCTTTGATCCATTTTCAAGTTCAACATTACCTTTGTTCCATACGAGTATTCCATGTTGTATCCACTTGGGTAAATTTTCATATGCTAGTTGGAGTCTTCCGAGGAGTTCCCTAGCAGTACTTGCTTTGTTAGCGAGGATACCGATATTAACACTATCATTGAAAATAGCGTAGTGTAAAAGGTAAGCCACAACAGTCGTACTCTTACCTGTCTGCCTAGGGAGTTTTGCAATGTTGAATCTGTTTTCATGAAAGTCCATTAGGATTTTCTTTTGAAAATCATACATCTCAAAAGGAACTAGACCTTCATCAAGGTTGATGATCTGCATGTATTTACACGCAAAGTAAAGTGGATCATCTTTACACTTGATCCACTCCTGTACTTGCTTCTTTGTAAATTGTATCTCAGTACCTGCCTTCTTCAGGTTGGGGTTACCAAGATATACTTCAGTTTGTGCAGCCATTATAAAGTTCCATGTTCTCTACGAATCTCTCTTAGTTCTTCAAAATCTTTATTCTTAGTACCACCGTCATACTCCCAAGCATAACCTTGTGATATCATTTGTTCGTTGAGAGAGACGTTTGATTCCCCAATGTAAAGCCAACCCAAAAGCCTACCATACTTGCCGACCCCACCAACAAGCTCAGTCCTAATAAGTAACTCGTCATCACCTTTAATAGTGTCGTTGAGTTTGGTTTTAAGCCATTCGGTTGCATCGATTCCAAGTGCTTTTTCCTCTAAATTTCTGGTACGTTTTTCAGGAGTATCCACACCTGCTATGCGAACCCTTTCTTTTTTTAGTAGGTCAAATCCAAGATCTATAGTTACGTCTATCGTATCTCCATCTACAACTTTGTTTATCTTAATCACTCTGAAGTTGTAACAACTCTTCCGAGTTGGTGGTATCATCTTTCCCATCTTTCCAAAAATCATCTATTGCATTATTTAGCATTTCGATTTCAGGTTTCCTGTTCTGCTCTGACTTCCAGCTCCTTATCTCCTGAATCATCTGTCCCATGTTGAGAGGAGACATGACTATCAATGTCGTTAGGATACCATTCATCATACTTGAAGATCCAGTAAATAACATATCCCACTGCAACGAGTAGGACACCTACCATGATATTTATAGACCATACTATATCGCTCATTGTCGTAATTACCGAGTTATGAAACTTTAACTTTCCAAGGAGAATTGGGATCTATTTTCTGCATCCAATTAAACCCACTGTTAGGTGGGTAAATGTATTGTCCCTCATCATCAAACATACCTGAAGTGTCTGCTATCCTTGACTCCTTTGATGGGTACTTGGGATAGGGTCTCAACCCTGCTCTCATCTCATTACCCTTTCTTCTTCTCATCTGATTACCAGTCTCATAACCTTCAGGCATTTGTGGCCATGATGATCCTAGTAACTTCTTGATGTCCTCCTTACTATATCCTTTCATTAGTAATGATCCTCAAGTCCTTCTTGTGGTGTAGGTTTCCAGTCCTTACCATAGTATTTCTCTAGTATATTATGATGTGGTGCATCTGTTCCTACCACTACCTTCTTAGGTGGTGGAGGTGGGAACATTTCCATCTGTATCTCAGGCACAGAAAAGGTGTCACCACCTTTTCGATGATGACACCAATAGAATGTACCGTCTTCTTTTTTATATAAGTGGTCTGCTTCGTGTGGACTCAGCAGTACCATCCTTACAATCTTATCACCATCTTCAATCACGTTGCCTCCAATCATCAGATCGTTCTTGATGGAACCAGTCTACCACATCTTGTGGATCACCGAAACCCCTACGATGATGAGTTGGATCGGGGTCTCCAATATTCAACTCATTCAGAAAAGAATCATCAGGATTTGTACTGATCCTTCTTGCAGTATTGAGCATACCTCTAGCAGCAGTATTTGCTTTTGCTAGTTTGTTTGCCCAGATCATGTCTTCTAAACCAACTTCCGTTCCAGAAGCAATGTCTTTGCAGATTGCTTCTAACCTCAAACGATATTGTGTTGATAACATATGATATTCAGTTGTTAATATTATTTATTAGGCGTATGCTGTTGATGCAAATACGACTGATGCTCCTAAAGCACAACCCATGATGGTGAGTCGGCTCATCCACCACATTATCTCGTGCTTGTTTTTTGTAATGCTACTCATTTTTCTTCCTCAGTTTTGAGGCAGTAATCAACAAAATGAGGATGCTCCTTTAAGTAAGGCACATCCTCTATTGCGTCTCTGATTGCTTCATACGAGTCAGTAGCGATCTCGCATATTTCTTTTTGATGTCTTTCGGTATCAACTTCGTGATAACCAACTATGTAGTGAGTCATTTGCTTAATGCACAGTACCCTTGTTCACATAGAGTTTCTAACTTGTGAATAATGCGTTCATAATCATCCCACATATTATCGCTTTCGGATACTTCCTTTGCGAGGTTACATGCTTTGATTATACGTTGCACATCGTTTTCGTTAAGTCTCATAACTCATAATGTATGCTAATACTAATTATAAGTATTTCTTCTTAGAGGTCAATGATTGTTAGGTTAAGCAGACACTGCGTTGTTGTCTAAATCATGCCTTTGATATGCAGCAGGTGTACGTGTGCTATTATCTGAAGTTCTAGCTTGAAATGTACCTGGTGTTCTTGTAGAGTTATCAGACTTTCTTGCTTGAAAATCTGCGTTCCAATTCTTGTATGTTACTGTAGTCCAACCTTCGTTTCCTGAGAACTGATTAACAGTAGCACTTGATGGTTGAGATCCTACTGGATTGCAATCAACATCATTCCTTTGATATGCCATCTTTATTTGGGGTGTATTCTATTTCTATTATATCTAGTTTTTTTACTAAGTTCATAGCAGCAATTGTTCTTGGTGAATTAGTTGGTTCTACCCTATGATTCAAATCACCAGGAAACATAACAATCATTCCGTTTTCTGGTTTTACTATTAGTTCATCTTCAAATACTATAGGAGATGAATTCTCATCGACATCAATGTAATAAACAACTGCCCAATCTGCTGGTGCATGGTGGTGCTTTCTAGCATACTCACCTTTATCATATTGACCCACCCACATTGCAGATGGTAGATATACTAAATCTGCATCCCACATATGTTTACTAACAAAGGTTGCAAAATCACAGCACTTATCTATGAGATGTTCAAACCTCTCTTCTTTTATGTGAGCATCATACTGACTTCTCCATGCTCTTAAATTTGTATGTGTTTCTTTTTCTGGAAATTTCTCTCTATACTGCTTAATTAAATCAAGCATGTGTTTGTTGTAATTTTCGTAGTCTGGTAATTTCGATGTGAAAACAGGTAATCTTTTTTCACAGTACATAGTATTAATAGAAACCATACTTACCGTTTGCCCCCATTCATTTGTTTAAGCATCTTTTGTAGTTCTGATGTGCTACCTACAAACATAGCATTGTTAGTAACCTTGCTCGGACCTTTTTTCTCTTCATCTAGATCCTTAACTTTCTTCTGTAGATCCATAAGTTTATCAGTCATGTCTGCTACCTGCTTCATAGCGTTTGTAGCAACTTCAAATGCTCTTGGATGCCCTGACTCCTGTGCGACCTCTAACGCCCCCTGAACCGCCTCCTGACCTTGATCTATGAGTCTATAGAGTTCTGCCCTAGTATATACATAGTCCTTCTCCCTGTCCTCTGAGACATCTGAGAGTTGATCCTTACGTTTAGCACAACCACCTTCGGGTACATTGGATACTTCATCAGGTTCAATGTCGAACACTTCTTCCATGTTTTTTTCAAATATTTCGTCACTCATAATATTGTAAACCCACTATTGAATCCAAAATCATCATCAGGTGTTATTAGTATATCATCATTAGCATCAATTTGTCCATCCTGATTTTTATCAACCTTTGCTTTGGGTGTATATTCCATCTGCACAGTACGTCTACCAACTGCTTTAGTACCAAGAGTTTCGTATACAGTTGCCTTACGAATGATATCAGATTTGTTATAAGGACCGTAAAGGTAAGACTTAGCACTGAAGTTAAGTGTGTATACCACTAACCTACGTTCCAAGAAACTTTCATCCCAATCATCCTCCATGTTAATACCATCAAGAGTGATTGCAACATCTCTCTTCTCACTCATATCAGGTATCATGTTGAGTGTTATATTAAATGTTGGTTGGAAGAATGGTAATATCTGTTCTAATATCTGCAACCCTGTATCTTGATCCTTTGCTAATATACCTAGTTCAAAATTAATAGTATATGGTACAGGTACATACTGAACTCTAACTTCATCAGCATCTCCTTGTATAACTGTCTTATATTTTTTTATAGGACTGGTTTTTCTTGCTTGATCATACTGTATACCAGTCATCTCGAAATACATTCGAGGCATGGTAATAGCAACCTTCTGAGTAGAAGGGTTTTCAAATAAACGATAAAGAAACTTTTGCTTGGGACCATACGCCAAAGCAACTTTTTCTGATTCTAATACCTCGTTGTTAACAGCGTTCTTTTTCTTTATCTCTACGTTGTTAAACAAAGTTCCGAAACCAATAACCGTTCTTCGGATTGTTTCGTTATAAAAATGTGTACCTAACATTAGAAGCTACCTGTAAAATTACCATATTCTCCAAACGGATTTCCTTCACCCCAGTCAAGGATTTCATCCCCTCCTGTCTCAAGTGCTTTATTCTGGTCGTAGTCAGAATTAGGATTATCTAGAGTTGTAAATGATCCTAAAGTATATAGGGCATTAGAATCTACCCCTCTAATCAGGTCACCATCCAAGAAGTCACCTGTCTTATTCATCATATTTAACGTTAGTGTTCCACCATTCCAACCAGATACCTCACCTATCACATTTGTAGATAGATCAAATAATTGTGCTCTATTACCACTAGTCGTTGTTGCCTCATAAGCATTGATACAATACCTGTTGTTAGCAGCATCATAATAAAACTCACCTTTAGTTGTAGTTGGAGTCTCACCAGTGTATGTGTAACGATACTTTAATCTAAGATCTTCAAAGTTCCAAAAGAAATATTTAACTAGAGTTGTTGTAGCAAAAATTGGATCGAAACTAGCAGCATGTTCAACATATATTTTACCATCTCCTTGTGCTGCCCAAATTCTATCACCACCTTGATTTTGGAAATTACCACCAACAATATATTCTCTTGCTTGGAAATCAACAGATACTTCAGGTGGTGCAACTGTTATTGTAGGTGGTGTTGTATATCCACTACCAGAAGTTGTAATAGTAAAAGCATTAACAGCACCATTTAGTACTGTGCATGTAGCAGTAGCAGGTATATCTCCTCCAGCAACATCAGGTGGATCTGATATTGTAATCAAAGGTGCAGTCTTATATCCACTACCACCAGCAGTGATAACCATGTTGTCTAAAGTACCACCAACTACAGAACCAGTCATAGTTGCTGTAACTCTTGGTGCAGACAACTCCAAAGATGTAACAAATGTTTGCTGTGCTTCGATAGCATCAATCTCTTTGATACCAGTATCAAACTCATCAGAACCCTGCTCGTAGATCTCAGCAGTAATCTCAAAGTAGTATAGACTTCCTAACTGGTAGAAAGGTAACTCTCTTTCTACAAACTTAATCTCATATGCGTTACCAGTTAGAGGATAATATATCAAGTCTCCTTCATTGGGTCTCTGTTCTATAGTAAGACCTAGTGATGGAACCAATGACTGTTGCCATCTTCTTCTAGAAAGAACAAACTTAATTTCATCAGTGATCCTTACACCAAACTGACTGATAAATTCTGAAGGTGATCCAAATCCCTCAACATTGATGAATAACATCTCAATCATGTATGCTTGGTTATACTCTGAATGTATTACCTCACCAAGAGTTTTATCCCTAAGCATTGTCCTAGGAATGTAATACACATCAGTACCATACAACTTGATTTGTTCATCAACCAAGTCCTGTACAAGATTCTGTTCGGTGAGAGCACCACCGTGTTGGGGAAAATATACCTTCTTCATCCTATCATATCCATAGGTGGTAACTCATATGTGGTACTAGAATCAGACATGAGTTGATCTATCTCTTGCTGACCTTCTCTGTACATCTTCTCACCATTGAGCATTACTCCACCAGGAAGTTGTACTCCTTGGAACTTGATTAAATTTTGACCCCACTGTCTTTTTATAAGTGCAGTAGCATATTTCTTAAGAAAAAAGTCATCCCATACTTGTGTGTATGATGATGGATCTAACGCCCTATGGCAGTCTATAAGAATGTATTGATCCTTAACAATTCTATTTACATCAATATCAATATACAATCTATCTGCTCTGGTGTTAAATCTATACTCAACTAAAGCACCTGTATTGATAATCATATCAATCGTTTCAAAGTGCTGCTTAACCATGAAGTAGTTGACCATATCAACACCACCAAAAGCAAGACCTGTTCCTGATGTATAGGAAAACAAGTCCATCAAATAATACTGGTTGCTCATTCCAAACAAACTGTTACGAAGAAAGCTTGAACTGATACCATAAACTTTAGAGATACCAAAGACATGTTCTGGTATCTCTAAAAAGTTCTTTCTATTCTCCCAACCTGCTGCATCTGGTGCAGTGGTTGATTGTACTTCGTTTTGAGTTTGAAACCTAGTTACATCATCTTCTGTAAACTGGTGTTTCAAATACATCCTTTCGGATCCATCATAATGTCTTTCACGAAAATACTGAAGAGCATCATCGATCCGATCATCAATTTGATCATCATCTACATTGATTTCTAAGACTGGAGCACCTAACTGTCTCAAACAGTAATCTTTAAACTCAGCCTTCGTGCTAGGAGCAGCCATGCATATACCGATAGTTTCCTAATGGTATTTAGCTATCTTCTTCTGTTACTTCATTAAGGAACCAATGTCTTGCTGCAGCAATGTTATCAAAAAACTTTATATTCTTTGGTGCATCTTCTGTACCACCAAACTCACAACGCCATCCAATACCACCACCTGGTCCTTCAGGAATTCTATCTTGTAGCAACTGGTTATCTGATAACTGACCCAACTCATACGCATCTTGTTCTGTATCTGCTATCAAACAAGCATCAATAACCATATGATATTTTAATGGATCCCACTTTGCTTCAACTTCTTGAACGATCTCAAATAGAGGCAACTCATCTAATGCTTTGCCCATACCTTCACGGTTATTTACAGGTACTACAGTAGCATTATCTCCTCCTCTCACAAAGAATTTCTCCTCTGGAGTCATTGATCGGATTTCCGTATTATCAGTCATTTTAAAGGTTAATAAATATTTCTAGTATAACATTATTTATCCACTTGACAGGATTCGGTTTATACTGTACAATTATACTATATGTGAAAAAGCAATGAGTATTCAAGCAGTGATCCTAGAAACAGGAGAAACTATAATAACAGATGTTCAGGAAGTAATAGATCCTCAAGAAAACAAATCATTAGGATATAAACTAACTAATCCATTTACACTTAACCTTGACTATAGTCAACCAGCAGATACTGAAGTTGAAGGTGGCGAAGCTAACGATGCTAAAGTTGACTTCGTACCTTGGTGTCCATTAGCAAGTGAAAGAGAGTTCCAAGTAGAACGTGATTTCTGTAGAGTTATCTACAAAGTTCATGGATCATTAGAAGAATTATACGTTAATACAATTGCTAACTGGGAAGAATACAACTTGAATAAGGTAGATGTAGACACAGCAAGAACTCATGTAACCACATCTATGGGTGATAGTCCTTTCTCTGGACAAGCAAAAGATAGCATGATGAATATTGAAAGTGTTACTAAGACCCCTCTAGATGGTGGTGTTAAAGATGAGTGATTTTGAAATGAAGTCCTCTCTCAGAGAGAGGATTAATGAAGTCAACTGGGAAAAAGTATCATCACCTAATCATGACGTAGATGATGGTATAGATGACTATGGTGATTATGCTGTAATTGATAACTTCATGCAGTTTCCAGAAGAACTATTGGATGCACTACTTAGTGTGCCTGGTGATTATCTAGAAAAAGTTGCAGAAGCATCCCATTCAGAAGTTGGTAAATTTCCATTTGGACTTAAGGAACCAGGTGTAAATCAATTAATCCCACAACCATATCTCACACCACTACTGTTTGGTATGTACAAGGCATTAGTTGATACAGAGTTTGTACCTGCTGATTCTATGGTTAACATGGAAGGGGAGCAAATGAAAAAATTTATTTCCCAACTACCAGAATACTCTTCTACAGTTGGAAACTTAATGTTTGACGGTACTATCTGTAACGTAGGTTCAGACATTCCTTCATTTACTCAATGGGAACATGGTGGGATGTTATTCTTAGAAGACCATCCTAATTCTGAATTCAATCTGTATAATTTTGAGTGGAAAGGAAAATACTATTCCAATGCTGAAGATATAATGACTGAGGATCCACAAGTAGTACAGGATATTGCCGAGTGGTTAAATGATAATGCAACTGCTAAAGAAGAAAGTAAAGTTTATGAAGCATTCAAAGAGAGTGAACATTTCATTAAAACTAGAACTGTAGAAGTTAAAAAGAATCGATTAATTTTATTTAAAGGTCATACCTTTAGATGTTTAAACTATGGTGGAGGAGACGACCTGTATTCTTTAATACTTGGTATGAACCCAGTACCCAAATCTGAAAAACAACAAGGTAACGAGTTGGAAAACAACGAGTTCCAAAATGACGATGTTTACTCCTGATATACCAGAGAACAAATATAAAGTACCACGAATTCAAAAGAGTGAGTTACCAACTTACTCTTTTAATAAGTTGGTTGATATGTGTGAGTTCAATCACATAGATGAGATGGATGTTCATCTAGGTGATGAGTATGGTACGAGATACTGTTATGTGGAGAATGTTCTAAAACGTCCTCTTGAACTTAGAGAGTTTTTAATGCACTTCCCTGCAGAGGATAGAAATATGAGTGCAATGCAAGCACTCATAAACAATGGTGGGGCATCGTTTAGTAATAGTAGAGCACCAGGTTTACAGCAACCAATAGAAAGACAACTGATGCCAGCACTAGGTAATCAATTGTTTAACTTGGTTGCTAATCAATTAAACTTCATCAAGTATAATTACAGATCTATAAACTGGAAATACTTTACTAATTGTTTTTATCCAGGAATGGTTTCGTGGAATAGAAACTACCTACCACATATGGATCCATTTTCATATGCTGCTAATTTCTTTTTAACTGATCATCCAAATGCAGGTACAACATTCTTTAGAGTTAAGGACACAGAAACAGACAAATATTATTATAATATGAGCGAGATAACATCCCCTACATCTAAAAAGAATGGTGTAGCAAGAAGGTATATGGATAACCTTGTAGAAAGGTATGGTTACAATGAAGAATCAACTACATTCACGGACTCTAATGCTATTGGAAAGTTATCTCACTGTACAGTAGGAAAAGAACCTTGGCCACTATTTAAGGGTGATGATTATTATGAAGGATATCTACACCTACCATCATCATTTAATACTTTGTCTTTCTACAGAGGCAATAGATGGCACACTGCAAGTTATGCTGCTCAGGATGAACAAGACGCAAGATACTCACTAGTTGCTGTAATAGAATGAAAACATGGTCACGAGATGACGTACTAACATTTGAAGAATTTTTTTCTGGCGAAGACTTTATAAAGATAAACAATTTTTGTAGGAGACCTCAATGGGGATATGGTAATATATCAAATCCTGGTGAACCATGTGCTCCATTTTTTACAATGCCTTTAAAGGATGAGAAGTTCTTTACTGAGTACTGTCTTAACATAATACAAGAAAAACTAAAACAAAAATTTATCCTGAATGATGTATATGCTAATGGGCACATCTTCGGGACACAAGGAAGTCCTCACCAAGATAGTGATCTCGATGAGGACTTTACGTTGTTATTATATTCAAACCTAATTGGAAGAGATATTAAAAAGTGGAATCCTTCTTGGGGTGGTAAGACCGTCTTCTATATGAATAGAGATGATTTGCACTATGTGCTACCACGCCCAAATACAGTTTCCTATTTTCCAGCAAAGATGTTTCACTATGCTGAGTCAACTACAAGACATTTTCAAGGTATGAGAATATCTGTAGCATGGAAATTAACTAGAGACTCTAGGTAAATTTAAAGTCTCCTGATATTTCTTAGGTGCATACTTATTCCATAACACTAGAATTTCTTCTAATCTATTTTTATCGTAATTAGGTGCAGTAGGAGTACTTTGTCCTATTCCACAATATTGCACACGTAGTGCTTGATAACATACTTCAGCAGATCTCAGTAAGTCGAGATTTGCTTTTGATTGTACTTCATCACCATCAATCTGCCAGTCCCAGATGACCGCCTTGAGGCGGTCTTCGAGTTCTTCTTTAGTGTTGATGATTGATGGATCTAAGGTAAAATTACCGTCATAACTTGCCATTTGTTTGTTCCTCCGTTAGGTAAATATTAGGCTTGTGATTCCTGCCATGTAATTCTAGCAGATATCTGATAAGGGTTGTTTAAGTCAACTGATGTAGAGTCAACTACGTTAGCAACAACAGTTAGAAGGTCGGGTCCATTTGGATAGATACCGTCTCCACCTAATATTGAGTTACCAAGTGAACTGATCCTCGAAAGGTCGAAGTTGGTAGAGTTCGTTCCACCAGCACCAGAACCAGATGCTCTGAATGATAGGATGACTGAACCACCAGAGATGGTATCATCCTGTTCGTGTCGAACCAACTGACATAGAGATGGTTCGTCTACATTCTGGAATGTATCTACACTTAAGTTCGGGTTAAGTATCAAGTTGATCTCAGTTTCGTGAGTCGTTAGGATACCAACAGAGTCAAGTGCAAGTTGCATTCGGTTGATAATTTCTCTTTCTCCTAAACCACCAGTAATAGACGAGTCTACAGAAGGTGCTAGTCGGATTGATACAAGAGGGATATCAGTTGGAATCAAGTTCTCTCCACCAGAAGGAGCACCAACTGAGAAGGCAGTGCCGTTAGGAACAGCAGGGTTGCCTAGGTTGGAGTTGATTGTACTTGAGTAGTTCCTTGGGAACAATGTTGTTGTTCCTTCAGAATACTGAATGTATACGTAATGAGTTGAACCAGAAGTATATGTCTTGTTATTGATCTGCTTACCTTGTGCAAACCATCCATTAGCAACACTAGCCTCATAGATGTACTGGTTAATGGTAAGAGTACCTGCTTGTCCACTAGCAAATGGGATTCTAACATAGTAGTATCTGTTCCACCAGTTGTATCTATCACTAGTAAGAGTACTATTATTGTTTGAAGTAGATGACTGAGCAGAACTGTTAGTGAACTTAAGTGAGTTACCTGACGCAGTGAATAGGTATGCTTCGTCATTCTGGAATGTTCCATCCATAATAACTGAAGTACCCCAGTGGAACAGAGTTCCAACGTAGTTAGGAGCATCACCATTCTCAATCTCGTAACGAGCAGGTAGGTTACCTGAACGGAAGTAAGATTCAGTAAGTAAGTTGTTGTGCTTGAACTCGTGGAAGTACTTAACATGTCCATGCTGATCTTTAAATCCAAAGCGGATCTTACCAGCACCATACCAAGAGTAGTCCATGTAGGCC